TTAATTTTAAAATATTTGAATATATAAGTATTTATTTTTTATAATTTTATTATTATTTAAAATTATAAATAATAATAAATAATAAATAATGCTATTTATCTCTCCACCATTCGGAAATTATTTAACATTTTTACCATATACAACTCCTATAAAAGGTACATATACATTAAATCCATGAGACGGATTAATATTACAAATTATAAAAACATTATAATATTCTATACAATATAATGGTTTGGGTGCAGATCATTTTTCAGTGAGTTCATTATGCTTTAATCCAGTAAGATTTTCTTGGTTTTATTTAAATTATCTAGTATCTAAATAATTATATATATAAAGTATAAAGCACTATTAAAAATGCAGCAATATTCATATTTAAAATAGTTGAAAATATCATTAAAGATATTAACGACCATAGATAAGCCCCACCAAATGAATTAGGTAATACACCGAAACATCCACATAATAATGCTATACAACAAAAAATTACTCGACTATTACGATATATATTTTTTGTTGTTGCAAGTTCTATAAATTTACGATATATAAGAATTAGTAAAAATAAAGTAAAATTAAGATAGTAAAATTTATATTGTAATTCTTTCATTAAATATTTTACAGCATTTATTTGATTCAATCCACATTCATAAGACCAAATACCGAATATATCATTTATATTATTAGAATCTTTATTAGATAATGTAAGACATGTTTGCCAAATATTAGGTTCCATTAATTTATTTATGTTAAAAATTTTATTAAAATTAATTATAATTTTTATTAATACAAGTATAAATGGTAATAATAATAATAATAAAAAAATGAACGAATAATTAGTTTGATTTTTATAATATGTATAATAATATTTATATATAAAATAACTCCATAATATTAGAGGAACAAGTTGTGGTACTATATTAATTAATATATTACCATATTTTAAATGACCTAAATATTTATCATTCATATAGAATATAATTTTATTTTATTTTATATTTTCAGAATAATATGTTATAATTTCAGTTAAAATAGCTATTGTTATGGCAATTCCTATAAATAAACATATATTTTTCATATTATATACAACTAACCATTCTTGAATATCTGAATACCAATATGATAAAAGTATAAAAGGTATTGATATTGATACTGCATGCATAAATAACATAGTAAGTTTTTTAAATAATGTTTTATTAATATGCCATATTAATGATAAAATTGTAAATAAAATAGTAATTAAACAGAAACCTTGAAATATAAGCATTTCATTTTTATTATTTAATAAATTTAACATATATTTATGTGATGGATTTTTTAAAGCAGTTGATAGTTTTTTCTTATTATAATCCGCCATGGAAGTTATTTTAATTTTATTTTTTAATTTTTCATAATATTCTTTTGATATAAGATATCCATTATTTTCTTTATCTATTCCAGGATATTTAGATTTATCTATTTTGATATGATTTAAATCAGTTATCATATCATTCCATTTAGTATAAGTATATATCCATTTATTATTATTAGTTCCATATAATCCTAATGTATATTGTGATTTAATATAATATATTAAAAGAATTAATAATGATGATAAACAACCTATTATACAAGATTTTGTATAAATAAAATATTTACGATAATGAAGATATATCCAATAACATATTATAAATAAAGAAATAATGTATAACTCATTATTATTCATACCACTCATTTCTTGTAAAGGAGGAAATTTATTTTTATTATCCATTAACCAAACAGTTTCTTTTATCATATTATTATATATAAATATATTTCTTTTGAATTACAATTATATAATATTATGATATAATTAATGAAATCCAAGATCCTATACTAAAATATCCTGTCATCCATATTATATTTGATTTCCAAATTGCAAAATCACTCGATATATGTTCACAAAATACAATTTGGGTTTTTTCCGTATTAGAATTTCTTATATATAATGGTATATCATATACACACATATAAATTATATAACTAATCAGGATTTTTTTTATAATTTCCTTATTATATCTTAATATTAATTCTGTTTCATATTTTACCCATAATAATAAAACTATTGCACAATAACACCATATACATTCTTCACATACATGCCAATATTGATTACCAGATATAATTCCAAACCAACAATATATTTCCGCTATATAAATATATCTTAATACATATGCTCGATATTTATTTGATAATTCTAATAAGTCTAAAATTTGATTTGTAAAAGCGATTTCAGCTATAGTAGATAAAGTTCTCTCTATAAACGGAGAACTATATGTAAATAAACAGGTATTATTTATATGTATAATTGGAAAAGTTGATCTATACGCATTTATATAAATATATAAGAATGCAAGTTTATTTCGTTTTTTATTCCATAAATATATATTAATTGTTGAATTAATTAACATTATACTCCACCATATCCATATTTGCATTATAATATTAAATATACTATAATTCTATTTAATATTATTAATTAGTATAAAAAAAATAGAATAGAATATAACTCTATGTAAAATTGTATATTAAAACTTTAGTTATATCATATTATTTTAAAGTTGATTTCAATTTAAAAATATATTATATATATATATTATATAATGCAGATCTTTGTAAAGACACTTACCGGAAAAACCATTACTCTTGAGGTAGAACCAAGCGATTCTATTGATAATATTAAAGCTAAAATTCAGGATAAGGAAGGAATCCCACCCGATCAGCAGCGTTTAATTTTCGCAGGTAAACAACTTGAAGATGGGCGTACATTATCTGACTATAATATTCAGAAAGAGTCAACCCTTCATCTAGTACTTCGTCTTCGTGGAGGATTATAATAATTTATAATAATTTATTATAAATATATATATATATATATATTTTATATGTCTATTCCCAAAGATATTAAATTATATAATAAAATAAAAGAATATATATATTATAAATATCCAAAACATAGTGCATATAGGAGTGGAATTTTAGTAAAAACATATAAAAATAAATTTAAGAAAAAATATGGAAATAAGAAAAATCCTTATATTGGAAAAAAATCAAAAAAACATGGATTAAAACGTTGGTTTAGAGAGAAATGGGTAAATCAAAGAGGAGAGATTGGATATAAATATAAAAGCGATATTTATAGACCAAGTAAAAGAATTACAAAAAAAACGCCTAAAACACATAAAGAATTAACAAAAAAAAATATTAAACGAGCTCGTAATATGAAATATCGAACAGGAAGAGTAAACAATTTCAATAAGAAAAATAAATCAAAAAAAAATAATTTATTATAATTATATTTACCAAAGATATATATGACTTAATATTTTTGGTGTATAATAGCCATTACTTTTAATTTTCTCTTTTTTTATGGCTTCACCACGATTTTTAGTTCCAGAATGTCGCGAATAATAATTTTGCATGCGTTTTCTAGTACCATGATTTTTATATTTATATAATTTTAATGGAGTACTGTCACGATATTGTTGATAATCTTTATGTCCAAAATGTATTTTTCTAATTTTTTTAGTTTTTTTATTTTTAACATGAGCAGTATATTTTTTTTTATTTGGACCATTTTCAAATTTTAATATAATTTCTTTCATATAATAATTATAAAGATTTAAAGTTTTTTATGTATTTATAATTATTAAAATATGTTATTGTATATTTTTCTTCAATATATATCATTTACCATTGCATACTTAAGACCATGTGTGGAATATGCTAGAATTAATGAAACAAATTATAATATTTCATGTTGGTTGGCATGTGAAAAAATAAAAAATAATGTATATAATTTAAATTGTAGAGAATTATATATTTATAGTGAAGATTTTATAAATCAATGTTATAATAAACAAGAATGTGATTATATAATAAATGAAATGCATTATGATTTAAATAATTTACTAAATCAAATGGGATGTAATAATAGTATATCTATTCCATGTAATATAAATGACGAACAACCACCATCATTTTATTGGGCATATATTATATTTATTATAATATTATCTATATCTTTAGCAACATGTTCTATATTTAATTGTAGACGATTATGGTTATATTATTATAATGAACGAGTGGAAAATAGAGAGATACGATTAAATACCCCGTTTTTAAATACTACAAAATAAAATTTAAATAAATTATTTATTTCAAAAAAAGATAATGATTATCATAATTATGATAATGATAATTATGATAATAGTAATAATATTATTAAATCAAAAAATATATCTTTAAAAAATAAAATGGAAATGGCAAATATGCAATGTATATGCTATATGAATAAATTGAGAAGTTATATTAATATAAATTGTGGACATATAACAGTATGTAATAATTGCTATAAAAACTAAATAATATATGTCCAATTTGTAGAACTAAAGGTAAATATATATATATAATTTATTCATAATGCTATAAAATCAATTATTATATATTTAAAAATTGATTTTATAATATATTTTATATTTTATTTTATAAAATATGTCACCAATTGTATTAAGAGAAACCAACAACATGAATTATTTTGGCAATAATATTCTAAATGAAAATCAACTTTTGAGAAATCAAATTAATATACTTAATAATGAAATTTATACATTACAAAATCGACGTAATAATGTAGATAATGAAAATATTTTAAATAATAATATCAATAATAATATCAATAATAATATCAATAATAATATCAATAATAATATCGATAATAATATCAATAATAACATCAATAATAATATCGATAATAATATCAATAATAACATCAATAATAATATCAATAATAATATCGGTAATAATATCAATAATAACATCAATAATAACATGAATAATAATATCAATAATTATAATAATGATTATTATAATGATTATAATAATGATTATAATCATTATAATAATGATGATAATAATGATACATCAGTTAATACATTAACACAATGTAGTATTTGTATGACAAGACCAAATAATTATGTAAATACTACATGTGGACATATATGTGTATGTAATAATTGTTTGCCTAGAATTGGTAATACATGCCCAATTTGTCGACAAACAGGTAATTATATTCGTGTTTATAATAGTGGTATTCCTAGTTAAAATGATTAAATTAAAATAATAATTTAGTTAAATTAATTTTCTATCTATACTGATAATCCCAAAAAACATGTTCATTTAGAAAAAGAAATAAAATAAGTGCAGTTAAAGATATTGAAATGTTTGATACATTATATGGACTTGCTTCTCCACCACATACTTCTCACTCCTGAAGAAAATTAACAAAACATTCGTCCAAATTCAGCCCCTGTAAAAGTCAAAATATCTCACTCCACAGAAAAACTCACAAACATTGTATACATTATTCAAGTGGTGATTATTCCAAGAAAAACCACTGGAACAATTTAGCGTTCTTTTGGTAAAAATATTAAATATATTATTATACTTAAATTATTTCATCAACAATACCATTTTGTTTGCATTTTTTTGCATCCCACATAATATCATGTTTTAATATTTTGTCTAATGATTTATCTGTTAACTTACCATTACTATGATCAATATATATTTGCTTTATTTTGTCTTGTAAATATTTATTATTTATATGGTCATCATCAATTTGTTGAAATGTTCCACATGTTCCACTAGATAATTGATGAATTAACATACTAGAAGAACTAGTGATTTGTCTTTTATGACAAACTACACTTAAAAATGTGGCTGCACTTGCAGCATGACCATCAATAATTGAAATAATTGGTATTTGTGATTGTTTGATATAATCAATTCCTGCTAAAGCATCCGTTATATATCCACCACAGCTATTTATATGTAAATAAATATAAAAATTAGTAGATGTATTATATTTATAATCCATCTCAGCTTTTAATGTCAATAGTTTAATATTAATTTCTTTAATAAATTTAATTAATTGTAATATATTTTTTGTATTTATATCATCATAAAAATATATATGATTATCCTTATATGTTATTAATTCATCATTTATTTTTTCTTCTTCACATTCATTTTCGCTTTCTAATATTATTTTTCTTCTTTTTGGACTATCAATTGTTGGTCGTTTGGATATTAGTTTATATTTATACATTACTATATAATTAATAATATAGTAATGTATTTATATATTTTATAATTTATTTATATTATATATAAATATGTGTTTTAATGCAACTACTTCATTAATAACATTTACAATTTCATTAATGTCATCAATATATTTACTATATAATGGTATATATAAAAATAATAAAAATGATATATTATTTGGTATATTAGTAATATTAATTGGATTAATGCAATTAATTGAATATTTTTTATGGAATAATCAAAAATGTAATAAAAAGAATCATATATTTTCTCTATCAATTATAGTTGTGTTATACTTACAAGGTATAATAACTAGCTTAGCATATTATAAATTATATCCAAATAATCGCTTTTTTAAAAGCTATATAACAATTCCTTTTTATATATTGTATACTATATTTACAGGATATTTACTTTACTGGTTAAATAGTAAAAAATTATGTTCTAAACCATCAAATAAATCATGTAGATTAAAATGGGGACCATATACTGCTTTATCAAAAAATTATTTATTATTTATTACACATTTATTTTTTTATAATACAATAGGAACTTCTATTTTTTTGGAATTTTTATTGATGAATAATAAAGATATTTGTAAATATTTATGTAGATTTTTATTTTTACCAATTACAGCTTCATTAGCTTTATTATATGTAATATTTGTGGAAATTAATAATAAATTTATTTTAATAAATCCTTTAAAAATATTAGATTATGCGGATGTTTTTGGTTCTTTATGGTGTTTTATAGCAGTATTTTTGGGCATAGTTGGAGTACTACATATATAAATCTTTTAGATATTTACTATAGCAAAATGTTATAGGATAGAACTTTAGGAGAATAACTTTTGCATATTTATAACTTCTGGCTTATTTTCTTCTGGATTAAATATTTTTGATATTAATAAATTATCTCGAATACGAATTGTATATTCATCACTATTTTTATTACGACCAACACGCCCTAGTGCTTGAATAATTTTTTCTTGTGTCATATTTAATAAATCTTTTCCCAAATAACAATGATCAAATTGATAATTTGTTCCATATATAAAATCCGATGTAGCTATAATAATATATAATTTTTTAGATTTGGCCAAATCTTTCATTATTTCAGTATAGCGACTACTTGTATGCACAGAAAATACACCGATTCCCATTAATAATAATAACTTCCATATATCGTCCATATCATCAATTAACATAATTTGTTCAACAATATATTCTGAAATATCTGATGTAAATGCATTTTTTACATCTTTACGCCCCCACTTATATAAATGATCTTTTTTATTTGGAATATATTTATCGGGTAAACTTACTGTTAATATTTTTTCTTTCATTTCATTTATTTTATTTTTTAATACTCGCATTTCCGGAGGAATACCACGATCTTTCGCTATTTTTTTTTCTTTCATATCTTCTTTATTAATACCATCTTCATAATTTTTTTCCATAGCCATAATTTTTTGATTAAGTTCCGAATTAATATTAATAGCCTTAGAAATATTTAATAATATATGTTCAGGAATTTTTATACATTGAATACAAAAAAACCCTATTTTATTTACATCATTTGTTATATAGATTGTTGGTCCATTTACTAATGTATATGCATCTTCTGTTGAAATATAAGCAGTAGAGTTAAATACTGTTTTTCTATTGTCTATAAAATAATTATAAATCTCACTCCATTTATCCGGTTTTATATTGCGGAGAATGCATAAATAATATATTTTAATAGATTCTATTGTTATATCTTGAATATTTTCAAAATATTGATTACAAGAGTAAATATCATTTTTATATAGTTTCTTAGTATTAATATATACTAAAAATCTTATACATTCATCCAAATCAATATAACGAAGAATAGTTTTATTATTATCAATATATTTAACTGAATTTAATATATTTTTATAATCTGAGCTTTGATAATGTGGTGCTTCATAATAATTATCTCTATTAATTAATGATATCGATTTTGAACAATCATAATTTTTTATTAAATATATATTACCCATAAATCTTTCTTTATAATTATTAATTGTATCTTGCATTTCATTTAATGAAGGCAATGTTGCTGATGATAAAACAATATTTGATATTATATTTTTTTGCCAATTATTTTTTATTATATCATGAAATACATGATTTTCATAATCTAAACTAATTGTAGGTTCATCCCAATATAATATTATATTTTCATTTCTATTAAATGCCAACATATAATGCATTGCATATAAATAAGATTTAATATCAGTAATCATAATTTCAACCTTATCACCAACAGAATTATCTACTTTAAAAACTCCTCCTGTTTTGTGATTTTTTGTGTACTCTTTTGCTGAAAAATAATGTAATCGAATATCATCAATATCATTACAACCAAAGGCAAATGCTACACACTTCTCCATAGAAATTGCAGCTTTAGCTAATGCCAATCCAACATGTCTTACGGCGCAAACAAAAATTATACGATATTTTTCAGATAATCCGATTGGGGATAATGTTTTTCCAGTTCCTGTCGGTGCTATATATAATATCATTTTTGGGTCCGGTTCTTTTAGTCTTGTAAATAGTTGTTTTTGATGTGAAAATAATTGTTGATCATTATATTTTATTAAATCTGTATTAGAAATAACAATTGATTTAGCATTCGATATAATATTTAACTTATCAATATCATCATCAAAGTAATTTATCAAATCATTTATTAAATCCAATAAATATTTATTTATATTTTTTATATTATATTTTAATACAACTTTTAATGTATATAAATATTTATGGATCATAGTTTCATATTTATTTGTTGAACATTCATCATCTAATTCATCATCTAATTTATTATATTTTAATATATTTTCAATATAATCAATTAAAATAAATTCAAAAATATATTGTTTTTTTTCTATTAATTTTTTTTCCATATTTTCAAATCTAATTATATCGGATTTATTTAATAATATTTTATTAAAATTTTTGGATTTATATTTTATATTATATTTTTTATAAATATCAGATATTACTGGTTGTAAATATTTTATATAAATATATTCTTCAAATGATTTATTTTTCGGTAATTTTAAATAAGAAATTATAGATAAAGTATCATTTTCTTTAATATTAACATCATGAAATCCCTTTATTATTAATTTTAATATTTTTTTTTCTGAATCAATTAATGGTATTTCAATACTTTCCCATTCTGCTTTAGATAATTTATTTTGTTCAAGATCCATAAAGTTATATTATATAAATAATATCTCTTAAAATTACTTTGTAATATATGTTATATTATAAGTATTATGAATTAATTAAATATCCAATATAAACGTAATGGATAAGAAATACTAATAAATATAAATATTTGAATAAATGATCTTACAATAGTAGAATAATATGGTTTAAATTTATCCGGAATATAATGAATTATAAGATGTTTTTTATCTAATAAATAAGAAATACATAATTGATTTATAGTTAATTCTAATATTACTACAAATATATATATTTTTGTATTATATTTAAGGTTAATATCGATTTATTAAATATATTATGTTGTAATATAAAATTTAAAAATGCAGTAAATAAATATGCTATAAATAACCCTACTAATAAACTAACAAATATCCCTATATTTGCTCAACCAGCTTCAATGTCAAAAAAAATGATGCGATTTAATTATACTACCTGAAAATAAAGTATGTCTTAAGAATAATATTAATAATAATGGCATAATACCAATTTGTATAAATAAATTTATTACATGCTCTACATTATTTTTATTAATTTCATTTATTCCATAATATGCAGATATAAAAAGAGCAGCTGAACAAATAATATATAATAATATATAATATTATATAATATTATACAAAATTGAAGAGTATTATTCTAATAATTATATTAGAATAATAATATGGTACGCATTATTTCTTTTGAAGGAAATATTGGCTCTGGTAAATCTACATTTATTAAAAATTTTCAAAATTATTACGAAAATAATATAACAAGTTTTAATGAAAAAATTTGTTTCTTGCAAGAGCCAGTTGAGGTTTGGAATACTATCACTGATTTAGAAGGAAAAACTATTATAGAGAATTTTTACAGTAAACCTTCTGAATACGCATTTGCATTTCAAATGATGGCATATATTTCGCGATTAAGTACTATAAAAAACGCATTAAAAGAAAATTTTGATATAATTATTACCGAAAGATGTATTAATACAGATCGTAATGTTTTTGCTAAGATGTTATATGAAGATGGAAAAATAAATGAAGTAGAATATAAAATATATAATAAATGGTTTGATGAATTTATTGATGACTTACCATCAATAGAATATATATATCTTAGAAGTGAACCGCACATTGCATTCGATAGAATTATTAAACGTAATCGACTCGGTGAAACAATATCTAAAGAATATTTAACTAAATGTCATAATTATCATGAGAATTGGTTAAATAATGAAAATAAATATATAGTTGATTGTAATATTGATATTGAAGAAAATCCCGAAATAGTTTTAAAATGGATGAAAACAATTTATAATCATATTAAATTATATACAATTACATTCCATGGAAATTAAAGAGGTAATCATATAATCGGTTGAGCAGGATTTTGTATTTGGAACAATAATATTAAAATTTATACTGGCTCCGAATTAATTTTACACCTTTGAACATTTAAAACGCCTATTTTATAGTAAAACCACGATTGTTTTCTGATATTAAAGATAGTAGCATAATCTTATCATCAATAATTTTATATGGTTCTGGATTATCCCATATTTCAATACATTTTGATACATTACTTTTACCATAATCACTATCAATACAGTACCATTTTTTTCTATTGGTATCCCATCTACAACCTAATTCCTTTGCTTCGTCTTTATCGCTAAATGGCACTGATAAATATACACGAACATTCATTTGTGGTTCTCTATAGTTCATTATTATGTATTACAACAAGAAATAGATTTATATTACTTTATAATAATTATAAAGTAATCAGCGTTTTAAATGTTCAAAGGTGTAAAAGATGTACATACAATTTATACTGAATATTATGCACTATTTATTGCACTGAAAAAAATGTCAGGTAATGAATATAAAAAATATTATTATTAAAGGTACATCCGATATTATCACTAAATTATCTAATTATAATAATAAATATGAATATGATAGAATAGAAACAGATGAATGTGATAATTTAATTGTATTATATGATACAATATTAAATAAAATACATATTTTTTCAAAATATAAATTTATTAAAATTAATAATAAAGAAAATAATGATGTCGATTTATTAGCAGAACAAGCAATATCATCATGTCTTGTTAATAAACAAAAAGCATATTATAATTAAATATAATTAAATATAATTAAATATAATTAAATATAACACATATTTTCTGTTATATTTATATAATTTATTGAATTATTGAATTCAATATCACTCGCAAAAACAGACTTCATAATGTTATCATAAATCATTATTCCTAATAAATAATACATTTTAATAAATTCATATGATAAATTAAATATTAACTGAAATATTAAATATGTATCAGATAATAAGTTAATAGATTTATTTTTAAAATAATTATAACAATATATATTGTAATTTATAAATTCAGATGATAATTTTAACATTAAAACCATAGTATAAATAATTTTTATAATAATATTTTTTAATATAATATAATAATTAAATATTCCAATATAACTAATAATTAATAAATGAATTATTAATATAATAGTTATAATTTTATAATTTTTTATTGTATTATTTCTTTTAATAGAAATATTACGTAATTTTTCTATCCGCTTATTTGTAGTTAATATTATTTTTTCTTTTTCTTCTTCTAATTGTTCAGTATCTTCTATTAATTCTTTATTCTGATCTTGTAAATCAGAATTTTCATCATGTAATTTTTCATATTTATTTTTATTTTCCTCTATAATAGAAATTAGTTTATGTATATGTTCAAGGGGTTTATTTATAAGTTCTCTTAATCGTTCTGGTGTTTCAAAACTCATATTAGTTGTTTGTGATTTACCAGATGTTTCAAAATAATCTACTACAGAAAGATATTTTTCAAGAAAAAGTATTATCTCTTGATTTTCTATATGAATTAATTTTTCACTATTTTTTTGGGATTCGTCTTGTCTTCCTAATTCTAGTAAAGCATCGTGTGTTGCCATAATAGAATTGTATTTCATTGTTTCTTCTGTCATAAGAGTAGCGGATGGCATCGCAAAATTATTAATATTACAAATAATATTAATAATTTTATTTTTCAATTTTAAGGGGGGAGACCCCTTAAACCCCCAAACTACCTTCTATATTCGCTTATATATTTTTCTACATAAAGGACATTTCTTACTACCCCACACACTTCCTTCTGGTTCTTCACTATTTTCTATTGATTTATCTTCTGCATCATTCCATTCTTTATATTTATCACTATTTTCATGTTCCCATATGTTTTGTATTTCATCATATTCTTTACAATAACATTGGGTTCCCTTTTGTGGATTTACACATCCATTTGGACAAGAAGGGCACCCATATGGCACAGGTGATAAATGATAACGAGTCTCATCCCAAAATAATATATTTTTACTACAATTTACACAAAACCAATGACCACAATTTGTTGGAAATTTCATTTGTTTATTATCTGTTTCATTACATACTGGACATTCATTTTCACTATCGCGAAACTCTAATTCATTCCAACCAAAACCAAACACAAACCAATCACCACAAGTCATACATAAATAATTAGCATAATTTATATAATGTTCTGGTGGTAATATATGTTGACATAATTCATAATTTTTACATTTTATACCATTTCTTTCATAAGCTTCATCATATATTGTATTTAATTGTTCATATTGTAAATCTCTAAAATCCATATAATTAGATGAATTCATTAATAAATATTATTAATATAATTTTAAATACTTCCTAAACGTAGTTTGGGGTTTAAGGGGTCTCCCCTTATTTATTTATATTTTAATATATCTAATTCTTTAGATGTAGTAGAAAAATTCTCATCACCATATATTTCTTGCAATAATAACCATTCAAATAATCCACCAATATAAATATATACATTTGTAAATCCTAAATTTATTAATTGTTGATGTTTAGTAAATATTTTTTCATCATTATTATTTTTACCATAAACAATAATAAATATATTTTTTGTTTTATTTATATATTCATTTAGTATGCGAACTTCTTCTTGTGGAGTTATAGTATTTTTTATTAAACATTCTTGATTTTTCTCATCTAATGTATTTATTATTATATAGTTTTTATTTATTGCAAGTATCATTTCTTCAAAATTTATTTTTTTTATATTTTTTATAGAATTAATATTTCCCATTTAATTAAATATAATAAAGTTTATTTAATTTTATATATTATCAAAATAACTTTAGCTCAAATTATCAAATAAATAAAAATGTAAGAATATTTTATTATTTACAATTATAAATAATAAAATATCATTAATTATTAATGAGAACATTTATATCTTTTACAAATTATATATATTTTATTATACTTATATTAATAGTATATATTGTTTATACATATTATCCATTAGTTAAATCATTCTTTACATTATTATTTCCAAATAATTTAATTCAACTTGAAAATTTTGAAGATCCATTAAATGATTCTACAAGTCAAGACTCAGCTAGTCAAGACCCATCTAATCAAAGTAGTTCTAATCAAAATGGAAGTACTCAAGATCCATCAGCAGTTGTTGTTCCGGGGGAAGATATATTAAATAATTTATTATTGAAAGCTACTAATGATAAAAATTCAGCTGCGGAGGCATATGTTAACGATTATTTAAAAATTAATAATGAATATAAACAAATTTTAACTCAACAACAAGCAGAACAACAAACAAGTGAATATAAATATAATGACACATATGCACCAACTTTTCCAAATAGAATGATTAGTAAAATTGCTAATAGTGGTTTACCTTTTATGGGATATTTTTCCAAATTGTATGTTCCATATCCGGATTCTACTAAATGTCATGGTTATGGTAACAATTTTGATGGTTGGTGTCAAAAAGAATATGGAAATAATAAAGATTTTGGTCTTGGTACTCCATCTCAATTAGTATCTGGACAAGTTATTAAATACCCGGGAGCCTGTCCAGGGGGATTAATGGGAGCAGGTGGTCAAGGTCGCGCTCAATGTGCGTTTGGATATGCTGGATTATCTAAATTACCTTTAAATTCTACCCAATGTTATCTTACTGCAGGTGGAGATTTTGATAAAGCATGTAGAGATCAAGCTGGTTTTGGACATGATTACAAAGAAGGTGTTATGTCTGATTATATTTTTGGTGTAAAAAATTATTTACCAGATGGTAAAAATGGTTGTTGGGCTGGACAACGTCGTGCAGAATGTGGTTTAGGTTATGCTGGAGGATATAAACTAAAGCCAAATTCAACTAAGTGTAAATTAAATACAACAGACTGGGATGCAGAGTGTAGAACTGCTGGTGGTACGGACCCTGGATATGGTAAAAATGATATACCATCACAAGAAACATGGGGTCAAAAAAGTTTATATAAGGATAAAACATCTGGTTGTATTATTGGTCAAAATAGAGCGGAATGTGGTAAAGGTTATAGTGCTGGTGAAAAATTAGTAGATAATTCAACTAAATGTTATCTATGGACAGATGGTTTTAATGGAGCATGTAAAAATGATTATGGAAGCGATTGGATTTTAGATACAAGGGAATCTACTAAAACTAAATTAAAAGCTTTAGATAAAGGAGCTGATTATGGTAAATATAAAGGAGGATGTATAACAGGGCAGGGTCGTGGTGTATGTGTAAAAAAATCTGATATTAAATATGGAGACACTTTAGTTGGTACTAAATGTGGAGCATGGCTTTCCATTGCAAATAGTTGGTGTAGTGATGATTATGGAAGTGATTTTTTTATGTCAGGAAAAAAACAATATGATTGTTTGTCTGGATTCGGAAGAGCAAGTTGTGTAAAAGCAAAAACTAAATGGACAGATTGTTCTAATAAATGGTGGGGATGGAGTGGAGACGGTGCATGTAAAAAGGCATTTGGTGATAATAGTGTATATGCTGGTAATAATGTTGATTGTGGAAAACATGGTGGTGCATGGTATACCTCAAAATATAATTGTGCTACATGGTAATAAATAAAATAAATAAAATAAATAAAATAAATTAAATAAATTATATATTATTTATTTAATTTATTTAAATTCAACGATAATTTCTACATCTTCACGCTTAATACTTTTGGTTGCTGATATAGATAGTTCTTCGCGTTTTTTTCGTGTTTTTTGTGCATTTATGATTTTTTTCTTTGAAGCTGTACTATTACGCGAATTCATATCTAATTCTATATCTAAATAATTATTTTCAAGATATTTAATAACATCATTTTCTATTGCCCATTTAAAAAAATTTAATTGTCCAATAGTAGTTTGAATATATTTACTATTATCATATGGAATTGTAATGCGTTCCCAACGGCAAAATGGATCAAATCGTTTTTTTGCATACGCTTTTAAATTCAATTTATAATTAACATATACTTTAAATCTCTTTTCTATTTTTTCTGAATCTAATATTTCTGTTATATTATATACCGTATAATGTTTTTTTGCATAATTGGTCGCAAACCAATCAACTATCCGCAAAGATATTCGAGATTCACCATTTATAATACTTAGCATTTTATTCATATTCGCATTATTATCTTTTTTATAATATTCTAATAATTTATCTAAGAGAATATCATTTTGTTTTATATAACTCATTTAATATTTATTTCTCTCTATTTTTAAATACTTATTATAATTAATTATAGTTATTAATCAAAATACAATATTAATATATAATTTATTATAGAACATCTAGTATCATTAGATAATTGTATATTATATGTATTTTTTGTACTTTCTATATTTTCTATATTTTCTATATTTTTAATTTTATTTATAAAATTTTTTTTGCTTTTTTGGGATGGTACGCTGTTTCCATATTTATAAAATATTCGCATAAAAATATTTGACCAAAAACATAAAGGTGAATTTATATGATTTTTTATATTAATTTTCACTGTATTATTTATATAACTTATATCATTCATAAAGGGTAAAAGTATTTTTTCTTCTATTAATTTATTCCATTCATCCGATTGATTAGCAACATTAAATAAATTTTTTGATAAATTATTAGAATATGTTTTATTTAATAAGGGATAAACTTGTGTTCTATATATTCCACGCAATGACCAATATGGTGTTGTATCTTTAAAATATGGCACATCATAATTATGTGCAAACTCATATATCTTATCCTTATGGATAGATATCATTGGTCGAGATATTTTTACTCCAAGAATTTTATTCGTTTTTTTTATTACTGATAAATCTAAAATATTTCTTCCTCTACAAATATTATTAAATACATTTTCTATAATATCATCTTTATGGTGTCCTAGTAGTATTTCGGAACAATCATATTTTTTTAATACATCTTTATATAATTTAAATCTAATTTCTTTTGATTTATTTTCGTAATCTGTTCTTTTAATTTCTCCTCTTTGTAAAGAATTAATTTCATGTAATATTAATTCTATATTCATATATTTACACCATTCTTCTAGAAATTTTGCTTCCTCTGTACTTTCTTTACGATTATTATAATTAATA